ATCCCGATGCGGGGAGGGCGGGGCCGACGCCCCCCGGCGGCCCGGCGGCGGGGGCGCGGCCCCGGCCGCCGCGGCCGGCGCGCGAGGTTCCCGACGTCGATGCCGCCGGCGCGCACGAACTCGGCCGGGCGGCCTATCTTGAGAACGAGCCGATCACGTCGAATCCTTTCCCCTGGGATGACAAGCGTCGTGCCGAATTCGATGCCGGATGGCGCGAAGCGTCCGGTACGGACGGCATGGGGCCGGGTGAGTGATGTTCGCCGTCGCCGACAGTTCGAGGGCGCGGGTGCTGGATTTCGGGGAAGTGCTTTACCCCGACCAGGCCAGCGAGCCGATCCTGTCGAAGGCGGTGCGCTCCGCGCTGATGGAGTGGCTGACCGAGATTTGGGCCCAGGACGAGCTCGCCGAGGTCGGACTGTCGCCGCGCAAGCGGGCCCTGTTCTACGGCCTGCCGGGGACCGGCAAGACCACGCTCGCGCATCATCTCGCCGCGCGGCTCGGCCTGCCAATGCTCGTCGTACGGCCCGAACGCATACAGGCGCAATATATGGGCGCCAGCGCCCAGGCGATCGGCCGCTTGTTCGATGCCATCAAGGCGGGGCCAGAGCCGTATTTCCTGTTCTTCGACGAGTTCGACAGCCTTGCCGCCAAGCGACTGACTGGAGCCAGCCCGTCGGCGCTCGACCACAACCACACCATCAACACCTTGCTGGCGAATTTCGATCGCTTCGACGGCTTCGTGGTGGCCGCCACCAATCTGGGCGACGGGCTGGACCCCGCCATCTGGCGGCGCTTCGAAATCCAGATCGAACTTGAAGTGCCCGGCGATCACGAGCGCCGGCGCATATTGGAGCGCTACCTGGCACCATTCGTGCTGCCGGAGCCGGCGATTGCCCTACTGTCGGCCTCGATGGAGACGGCGTCGCCAGCACTGATGCGATCCTTCGCCGAGCACATCAAGCGCCAGATCGTTGTCGGCCCCAAGGCCGGATGGGACATGAGCCGCGAAGCGGTGATCGCGCGCGTCATTGCCACGGTCAAACCGCATCCCGACCTCGGCCTGCCGCGCCTGTGGTCGCGCGGCCTTTCCGACGTCGCCGTGCCCGCGTTCCCGTGGCCGCTCGAAAAGGATCTGTCGGTCTATCCCTCCCAGCAGGCGCCGGATGATGCCGGCGCCGTGGTGCCGCTGCGGAGGCGCACATGAACGCGCCGCTTGCCGCCGACGCGCAGGTGACGTTGCCGCGCCTGATCAGACAGGCGGCGCAGGCGCTTGCCGGCGCGACGACGGCGGCCGAGGTGCTGGAGGCGCGCGACAAGGCCACGCTCGCCTATGACGCGGCCAAGAGGGCCGCGCGCATCCAGAAGGCCAAGCGCGCCCATGACGACATCGTGGCCGCCACGCATCGGGCGCAAGCCGACGCACTCCTTATAGAGAGCGAGGCCAAGCGCCGCCTGGCCGACGAATACGACGCGGCGCAGGAGCGCGGCGAGGTGCAATCTCGCGGCGGCGATCGGGTGAGCAAAGTTCCCGAGCGGAACATTGCTCCTACAGCCGCCGAGATTGGCCTCGGTCGAAAGCAAATCCACGATGCCCGCCAGATCCGCGACGCCATTGCCGAGCAGCCCGGCATCGTGCGCCAGGCGCTCGATCAGTTACTCGCCGAGGGTGACGAGCCGACGCGCGCGGCGCTGAAGCGGGCGATACAGCCGGCCGCAAAATCTCTCGGCCTCGGGCGCGCGAACCTGCGCGCCGCCGTCGGCACCGATTCGGCTCCGGCCGCTGAGCGCGGCGACAATCTCTATGAGACCCCGCCCGAGGCGGTGCGGGCGCTGCTTTCGCTGACCAGATTCTCTCCGACCGTGTGGGAGCCGGCCTGCGGCAAGGGGGCGATCAGCCGCATGCTGGAGGATGCAGGTTACGAGGTTATCCTTTCGGACCTGCGCGACTACGGCACGCACAACCGCCACGGCGAGGTGCAGGAGGTCGGCGACTTCCTCGCCACCGCGCGACGGGAAGGCAAGGCGGACGGCATTGTCGGGCCCTGGCTGGGCGCGCTCGCCGCCCCGGTCAACGTCGATATCGTCACCAATCCGCCCTACGGTTCGAGCCTGAACGCCTTCGTGGCGCACGCCTTGCGCGTGCACCGGCCGCGCCGGATGGCGCTGCTGCTCAACCTCAATTTCCTTGCCGGCTTCGACGATCCCGACCGCTGCTATGCGATGGACGAGTGTCCGCCCGCCACGGTCTATGTGTTCACGCGCCGGTTGCCGATGATGCACCGCGACGGCTGGGACGGCCCGGAAGCATCCAGCCGCATGAACACGGCATGGTTCGTGTGGGAGCTCGACGAGGCGACCGACACATATGATGCCGGCGGCAAGCGCGATACGACCCTGCTCCGGGTCGACTGGAAGGTCTTCGAGAATTCGAAGCCGTGCGGGCCGCGCGGAGACGATGCGGCCCGGGCGTCATCACAAAGGCTGGCGCATCGAGCGCCCGGCCTCACATGGGAGCAGAAGGGCGGCGTCGGCCGCATCCTAGCCAAGACCGGAGAGATCGAGGTCGGGGCCGTGTTTCCCGATGGCGACAGCAGCGGGGCAAGGTGGTGCTTCTGGCTGGGCGCCATCACCGGCTCGCACAAGCGGGCACGCACGGTGGATGCCGCGAAGGCTGCGCTGGAGCGGCGCTGGCGCGAGTTCCTGTCCGCCGCGAAGCTGGAGCCGGCGCCATGAGCCCGATCCGCCGCGAGGTCATCATCGGCGATTGCCGGCTGCTGCTGGGCGACTGCCTCGAAATCCTGCCGCTGCTGGCAGGGGGGGGGCATCGCGATGGTCAGTGATCCGCCCTACGGCATCAATTATGTCCACAGCGGCGGCGGTCGCGGGGAGCGCAGCGTTCGCAATTCAGTGCCCGTAGTCGGAGACGATCGCCCCTTTGATCCGTCACCGCTGCTTGCCTTCGACGAGGTCGTCCTGTGGGGCGCCAACCACTACGCATCTCGGCTGCCGCACGGGCGTTGGCTGGCATGGGACAAACTGGCCGGCGTACCGGAATTTGATTCGTTCTCAGATGTCGAATTCGCGTGGAGAAACGGGCGCGGCAAGGATCGGATATTCGCCCATCTCTGGAAGGGACTCGTCAAAGCGTCGGAAAAGGGTGGGAAAGAGCGTTGGCACCCAACGCAAAAACCAATCGCGTTGATGGCATGGTGCATTGAGCCGCTGCGCAGCCAAACCATTATCGACCCATACATGGGCTCCGGCACAACCGGCGTTGCCTGCGTCAGGCTCGGACGCAGGTTCGTCGGCATCGAGATCGACGAGGGGTATTTTGACATCGCCTGCGAGCGCATCCGCAAGGCCCATGCGCAGCTGGATTTTTTCGTGGAGGCCGAACGTCCGGCGGCGCCTACCCAGGAGGCGCTCGACCTATGAGGCGCGTCATCCTCGAATCCCCCTATGCCGGCGATGTGGCGACCAATGTGGCCTATGCGCGCCGCGCCCTGCGCGACTGCCTGCTGCGCGGCGAAGCGCCGTTCGCCTCGCATCTGCTTTATACCCAGCCCGGCGTTCTCGACGACACGCTGCCGGACGAGCGGGCGTGCGGCATCGAGGCCGGGCTGATCTGGGGCGTGCACGCTGAAGCCACCGTCGTCTATGTCGACCGAGGGATTTCCGCCGGCATGCGGCAGGGTATCGAGCGGGCGGGGTTTGAGGGCCGGCCAGTCGAATTCCGCAGCCTCGACGGGAGGGCTGCGGAATGAGTCTCCTACACCATCTCCGCCAGCACCCGGCGCGCCATGAACTCAACGAAGGCCGAACGGGTGAGCTTCTGGCGGCTCGCCTCGGCGTCGATCGCGGCCAGGATGCCGGTGTCGAGCGACAGGTTGGCGCGCGTCGAGCGGCCGGTCTCGCGCACCAGCGGCGCGCTGGCCAGCATGGCGCCGGCCGCAAGCGCCTCGCGCACCTCCGCATCCGCGCTGACGGCCTCGGCATCGCGCGGGGCGGGTACGGCGCCGCCGGCTTCCTCTGTTACCTCCGCCCAGTCGCGCATGGCCGCCACGGCGTTGGCCAGCGCCTCCTCGATGGTGGCGCCCATGGCCGTGCAGCCGGGCAGATCTGGCACGGTCACGCCATAGGCACCCTTCGTGCCGTCGATCAACACAGTGTAACGCATGGTCTTCTCCTTCGTTCTGCCGGGGGCCTAAAGCCACCCGGCGGTCTTGGCGATGCTGCGGGCGACGCCCGGCGAAAGCTCGCGGTGGCGGGGAACGGCGACGACGGCCTTCTCGCGGCGCCACAGGTCATGCTCGGCGCCGTTGCGGGCCAGCGTCCAGCCTTCCTGCTCCAGCCGCTTGATGATCCTGGCCCTGTTCGTCTCGATCTTCGGCATTTCGTCGCCCCTCTTTATGCGCCTATATTTGCGCAAATCCTGCATGGTGTCAAGCGAATTTGCGCAAATATTTGCGCAAAAATGGACGGGCAGGCGCGGGGTGCGATGCCATGAGCGCGCCTCGCCCCGACTATTCCCCGCAGATGCTGGCCTTCTTCCTGCGGGCACGCGCCGCCGAGCGGCGCGGCTGCGAAGGCTGCTCGCGCGAGACCGCGGCGCGGCGGGAGAGGGCGGCCATGGTCCGGCTGGCGAAGCTCACCGCCGCCCAGGTCGAGCTTGCCTGGATGGGCAGGCTCAACCGGGCCGGGCCGCGCGCCGCGCTGTGGGCCGTACTGGGGCATTTCCCGGCCGACGCCGGCATCGTGCTGACCGACGACGGAGGCCAGCGCCATGGCTGATGTCGATTTCGCACGCTTCGCCGGCGCCCTGCGCGACCGTCTCGACCAGATTGGCTATTCGCTGCGCCGCGCCGAACAGCAGTGGCCGCAGACCGACCGCGCCATGCTCTCGCGCGCCGTCAACGGCAAGGCGCTGTCGGCCGGCAATTTCCTGCTGCTGTGCGAGATGGCCGGGCTTGATCCTTACGCCTTCGTGGAGCGCGGCGCCCGCCGCAAAGTTACCCTGAAAACCATTGTGGAACAGATGGTTACACCGTCTGTCCAACGTGAAACGGATGCCGCGCCATGACGGATTCCATGACACCGCTGATCCGCCAGTTGCACGATGCCGACGGCGACCGCGCCCGGGCGGGCATCCTGTTGGCCATGCCGGACACGCTGGTGCTCAAATATTCGGCGGTGTTGGCCGACGCCTGCGCGCGGGCACAGTTTTCAGCTGGGGCGGATTTCGTCGGCTTGCGCATCGGCGCCATGCGCGCCGTGCGCGGTGACGACGGCAACCTGCCGCCGCACATTGCCGAGGACCTCGACAATTTCCGGCGAGCGCTCGCCGCCTTTGCGGCGGGCGAGGGGGTGGCGGCATGACGATCCTCTCGAAAGTCGATCCGCTGACCCGGGCGCTCACGCCGGTGGTGCGGGACATGCTGCTGGCAGAGGTGGAGCGTGCGGCGAAGGCAGAGCGCGCCTCCAAGCCGAGCAAAGCCGAGATGGAGTTGGACGCGGCCTGCCGCGAGGTGGCACGGGCCGCCGACCGACACGCGGCAGCGAAATACACGGCCGACGAGATTCCCGCGCGGCGGCGGCTTGAAAAAGCCGCGACTTCGCTCGGACGCGTCATGCGTAAGCATGGCCGAATGCCGAAGGGGGAGTAATGGCACGCAAGATCCTTGTTGCCGATCTACTCTGCGGCGCCGGCGGCTCGTCCACCGGCTGTGTGCAGGCCCTGCTGGCGCTGGGCTTTTCGCTGAGGGACATCGTGCTGGCCTGCGTCAACCACTGGCCGACGGCGATCGAGACGCACCGCCGCAACCATCCCGCAGCCCGCCACTATGTGCAGGACATCGCCACGGTGCGCCCGCACCTGGTGGTTCCCGAGGGCTTCCTCGACCTGCTGATGGCCTCGCCCACCTGCACGCACCACTCGGTCGCACGCGGCGGAAAACCGACGTCCGACCAGCAGCGCTCCGACCCCTGGCATATCGTCACCTGGCTGACCGAGCTTCGCGTCAAGCGCATCATCATCGAAAACGTGTGGGAGTTCTGCGGTTGGGGGCCGGTCGACCCGACGACCGGCAAGCCGATCAGGGAACGCAAGGGCGAGTATTTCCACGCGTGGATTGAAACGATCAAACGCCTCGGCTTCGAACCGGAGTGGCGGAAGCTCAACGCTGCTGACTATGGCGATGCCACCACGCGCCAGCGCTTCATACTCATGGCGAGATCGGACGGTCGCCGGCTGATCTGGCCTGCCGCCACCCATACCGGGTGCGAGGCGGCCGAGAAGTGGGAGCGCATCAAGCGCGGCGTCGAGGGCGGCCGCCAGGGCATACTCGACCTGGAGCCCGAGCGCCGGCCGTGGCGTCCCGCGCGCGAGATCATCGACTGGTCGATCCCGGGCCGGTCGATCTTCAATAGGCGCAAGCCGTTGGCGCCGAAGACGCTGGCGCGCATCTACGCCGGAGCGGTCAAGTTCGGCTGGCCGGAACCGTTCCTGGTGCTTCTGCGCGCCGAGATCGAGCGGTCTCTGCTCTACACCGTCGGCTGGTCGTTCGCGCGCCGCAACATGCCGAAAAAGGCGACCGAGCGCGCCAGCCGCCGCCGCTACGTACAGGACATGATCGCGCGGCTACGGCATTTCCGGCTGGCGCCGGACGAATTTTCGCGTGGTGTCCGCAACGCCGAGCCCATGCTGGTGACCCTGCGCCGCAACGGCAACGGATCGTCCGTGGACAGGCCGATCCCGACCGTGGCGGCGAACGGCACGCATATCGGGCTGGCCGAGCCGGTGATCGTCAACGGGCGCAAGGGCAACCGGGCAAAGGGCGTTTCGACGGAGCCCATACCGACGCTCGACACGAAGGGCGGCGTCTGGCTGGCCGAGCCCATCGTCTTGTCGCAGCACAACAGCGGCGCGGCGCGCTCGACCGATGACCCGCTGCCGACGATCACGACCGGCGGCGCGGGCGCGGAAAGGCACGAAGGCTGCGCGCGGCCCATGCTGGTGGAGCCCTTCGTCGTCTCGGCCGCTCACGGCAACCCGGTGCTGGCACTGCCGGCCGCGCGGGCGTTGCTGGACCTGCCGCCGGAACAGCGTGCGGCCATTGCCGTCCTGCTCGGCGACCTCGCCCGAGATGCGTCGGAGCGGGCGGAGGCTTCCTGGGCCAAGAACAAGGCGCCGATGGCAGCGTATTGGAAGGCTGTCCGTGCCTATGCCGGCCATATCCGCAGGGCGATCAAGCCATGAGCGTGCTGACCGATTCCGCCCGCCTTGCCCGCATCCGCGACCAGCTCCATGCGGTCACCCCGGCGCAATGGTCGCGCGTCTATGACGGCGCCGGCTGCTTCGTCGAGGCGCGCGGCGCGATGGCCGAGCTGGTTCCGATCGCCCGGTTCGATCCCGCCGCCGGCGAGGACGAGATCGCGCTGATCTGCGAGGCGCCGGACCATATCGGCTTCCTGCTCGATCTCGTCGACCGGGCCATTGCGCGCCTGCGGCCGGCGCAGGCTCGCCCGCCGGAATCCCGCGGCGAGGCCGTGCCGCAAGACCGCAAGAATTTCGCGGCCGAGTGCGCCATGAAATGCGGCGAGCCGGCGTTCCGCGTGTTTCTGGAACAGCAGCACGGACTTGAGCGCCCGCTGACCGACGAGCGGGTGGCGCAGAAGGTGCGCGGCCTGCTCGGCGTGGTCTCGCGCCGCGATCTCAATGACAGCGGGCAGGCGGCGGAAGCCTGGCGGCGCCTGCGCGCCGATTATGATGCATGGCGGAGGGCAGGGCGGTGAGTGGGCCGAGATATTCCATCATCCCGGCCGACCTGCTCGACGATCCCCGCGTCGCCGATCTGCATCTGCGCATTATGTGCGATTTCGGCAAGGCTGCGGACAACAATGGCTGGTTGCAAGCCAACCAGAGCAAGGTGGCCAAACGGCTCGGCCGATCAAGAGAGACTATCAACCGCGCTATCCGCGACCTGACGGATTGGGGATACCTGCGCAAACAGCAGCGATACGGCAGCAGTGACGGGCGCCAACTGATCAATGAATATCAGGTGCTGATGGACCGCGACGACCGCCGGCATGGCGACGGCGAACCACAACCTGCGGGCGAAAACGACACACCCCCCTGTGATCCCCACATCACACCCCCCTGTGACGTACAGATCACAGGGGGTGTGACGTCTGGAGATCACACCCCCTGTGATCTCCAGACGTCACACCATAAGAACGAACCCTTTCTTCAACGACCCCTTTCTTCCTCTCCAGAGAAAGAACCGCGCCGCCCCGCGCGCGGCGAACGGCTGCCGGACGGATTCCGGCCGGACCTAGACTGGGCGGTTGCGCAAGGGATGCGGCCTGAGGTCGCTTTGGTCGAGGCGGCGAAGTTTCGGGATTACTGGGATGCCAGGGCAGGGCCGGGCGCCGTGAAGCGCGATTGGCCGGCAACCTGGCGCAATTGGGTGCGCCGGGCGCTGGAGGCGCCACCGCCGCGGCAGAGCCGGGCGCCGCGCCGAGAGAACCTCGCCGATTACCTGGATCGCAACTTTCCCCGTCAGGAGGATCGAAATGACCGCGATTGCCACAACGGACCCACGATTGAAGCCGGCCGAGCCGGAGGAGATCGTGGAGGCGCTCAGGCTGCTCTGCAATTCCCTGCGGGCTCCCGAAGATAGCGACATGGAGGTGGTGCTCGCCGCCTACCGCGTGGCGCTAGCCGGGTATCCACGATGGGCGATTGCGAACGCCGCACGGAAGTTCGTGCGCGGCGAGGTTCCAAACCAGAGCCTTGTATTCTGCCCGCGCCCCCCGGAACTCAGCGCTGCCGTGCGCAACGAGATGGGGCCGGTCTATCGGGAAATCGAGCACGAGCGCCGCAAGGCCCGGCGTGCGCTGGAGAATGCCGAGTTTCGCAGGGAGGTGCGGCGCACGCCTTCCGACAAGCAACGGGCGGAGGCAATCTATCGGCGCTTCTGCGAATCCTATGAGGCATCGAAATCGGCCGGTTCGGTCGACGAACCGGTAAAGCTCGACCCGGCCCTTGTGGCGCAGATCGACGATGCTCCGGAGACTTGGGAGCGGGCGCGCTGGATTCTGAACGGAGGCCGCCATGAGCGCACATGACGTGCCCACCATGGAGCGCGCTTTCCGACGCGCCTTTGCCGCATGGCCGTCCTATGTCGATGACAGCCAGTCAGCGGCGTGGGATGCGTGGCTGTCGCTTCCGGTAGAAGACCGCAGCAACGCGGCGTCTTCCGTAGAACGATATGTGCAAGCCTGCCGTGCCGGCGATGCAAAGCGCTGCGCGTTCGGTGTCTATCTCCGCGAGAAGCGGTGGGAGAGTCTGCCGCCGAGCGTTGAAGCGCTTCCGTCCGACTATGCGCCTCCGTTTGGCCCTGTGTGGGGCGCGTTCCTGATCACTCGGCTGCTGCAAGGCGACCAGAACAATCACGTCGATGCGCTCTACCGGCTGGCCCGTATCCGTCGCGGCCATCGCTTCGGCGAGCGCTGGCAGGCCATGAAGTCGCTCATGGTCGCGGTGCCGGTGACGTCGCCTGAGTTCGAGGAATGGCGGCTGGAATTCGAGCGGCGGGGCTGGCAGTGGCTGCCGGATCCTGGGCAACAGCGCGTGGTGTATTTCCCGGCTGGCGGGCCGGAGGCGTTGGACGCGTTCGAAGCAGCAACACGAGGGACAGGAAATGATGGCGATCGACGCGAAGCAGCTGAATAAGGCGGACTGGATCGACCTATCGCGATGCGAGGCGAAGGCAGACAAGGTGATGGCCGAGCGCCGCATGGATGCCGAACTGCTCGCTGCGGCTTCCTTGGGTGTCGAAGGCATGCGGCAATGGTTCGCGCTGCGGTCAGGCAATCGGGGTGAGCTCGACCTTGCCCAGAGGCTGACCGATTCGCGCGTCGATGCCGTGGTGCCGGTCAAGACCGTGCAGATCAAGCGTCGTTTCAATGCCCCTTCGCGCAAGGTTGTCCACAGACCGGTGCTGCGCGATCTGGTCTTCGTCAACATCGTTCCGAGCGATGAGGCTTTTGCTGGTCTCCTGCGCGTCAAAGGGGTTTCGGCCTTGGTCGGAAAGGACGGCCTTCCATATCCCATCGGCGACCGCGAGATGAATGTTTTCATGGACTTGGCACAAGCCGGGGCGTTCGATGAACGCAATGCTCCGACAGGGCTGGTGGTAGGCTCGAAGGTGCGGATCAAGGTCGGTGCCTACGCCGATTTTGACGGTATTCTGGAGGGTTATGCGAAGGGGCGCGCGGCCCGTGTCCTGACATGGATGTTCGGCCGCGAACTGACTGTCGATGTGAAACTTGCGCATCTGGAGAAACTGGCGTAGCGATTCCGATCCATGGATGACCGGGGACTGTGAGGCATCCGCCTCCGAACAGCGGGCCATCGCCACGGCGACAGCGTCCCCTCCCGGCCCAGCCCTGAAACCCGAGCCAGTGCGCTCACCGATTCAGGGCCAGTGCGTAAGCTTTGCCCGACAATCTGTCCCCGAGCGCTATGGCTAAACTCAAGGTCATGCAGGTTGGCCTGCGCGTCATGGACACGCGCACGGTCAAGCCACCACCCAAGCGCGCCGATGCCGAACTGCTCACTGCAGCGCATCGGCAGTGGCGTGATGCCGTGCTCCGGAAGGCCAGCTTTCGGTGTGAGGCGGTCGAGCGCGGGAAGCGATGTGATCGGGCCGCGCCGAAGCATCGCATGTTCGCGGACCACATCGTCGAGCGTCGCGACGGCGGGGCGCCGCTGGACCCCGCCAACGGCCAATGCCTCTGCGGTCGGCACCATACCCTGAAGACCGCCTCGGCCCGTGCTGCCCGGCTCGCCACCCCATCGAGGGGGTAGGGGGAGGGTCAATCTCTGGGCCGGCCAGGGTCCCCAACCGCACGGGGCTCATTTGCAGGTTTTTTTTCTCATGGATCAGGATTTTGACCTCTTCGGCAATCCTTACGATGCTGGTCCACGGCCAGCGGGAAGGCCGGAGCATAAGCCGACCGAGGAAAGCATCATAAATATCATGGTGTTGCTGGCGTCCGGCATGACCAATCGCGAGGTAGCGAAGACGGTGGGCATTTCGGTGCCCACGCTTCGCAAGCATTATTTGCACCTGACGAAAAACAGGGATGCGCTCCTGGCGCGGCTGAAGGCGAAGTTGCGCACGGCGCAGATCCAGCAGGGGCTTGCCGGGAATGCGGCCGCGCTGTCGGCGTCGCTCCGAATGCTGGACACGGTGAGTGCTGAGCGGGTCGCTCGCAATCTCCGAGACAAAGCGGCCAACCAGCCGGCGCCACGCGGCTATGTCTCGAAGAAGGATCAGCGGCTCGAAAGCGCCCAGGCGATCGGCGGGAAATATGCCGTCCCGGCGGCTCCCCGGCTTGTGGCCAGCAACGGGCATGCGCTGCCCGTCGACGTTGATGGGTAATTCTTCATGCGACGGTTCAGTACGGCATGTGTCGACTGGGAAAGCAGGATCGTCAACCGCGAGAGCCTGATACCGTTCGAGCCACTGTTTCCTAGCGAGGCTGAGGCAGCGCTGGAGGTGTTCAAATCCCTTCAGATCACCGATCTGCCACAGATTTTCGACCGCAAGCTTGGCCGACATCGTCATCCGACCTTTGGCGAGTCGTGCGAGCCTTACGTCTTCGATTTCGTGGCGGCCGTCTTCGGATCCTATGACCCGGATAGCGCGCGTCGTGTAATCGAGGAGTTCTTCCTGCTTATCAGCAAGAAGAACATCAAGTCGACGCTCGCTGCCGGTATCATGCTGACGGCGCTGATCCGCAATTGGCGACACTACCAGGAGCTGATGATCCTGGCTCCGACACAGGAAGTAGCCGGCAATTCATTCAACCCGGCCGCAGCGATGGTCGCTGCGGACCCGGAGCTCGTCATCCTCCTTCACGTCAACAAGAACACGAAGGAAATCACCCACACGCTGACGAAGGCTGTCCTCAAGATCGTCAGCGCCGATTCGAATACTGCGGCTGGCAAGAAGGCTGCCTTCGTTCTGATCGAGGAACTCTGGCTCTTTGGCAAGAAGAAGGACGCGGCCGGTATGCTCCAGGAGGCGACCGGTGGTCTGATTTCACGACCCGAGGGCTTCGTAATCTACATCACGACGCAGTCGGATGAGCCCCCAGCCGGCGTTTTTAAGGAGAAGTTGGACTATTTCCGCGACGTCCGCGACGGGAAGATCGACGATCCCACCAGCCTGGGCGTTCTCTACGAATTTCCGGATACCATGATCGAGAGCGAAGCCTATCTCGATCCGGAGAAGTGGTACGTCACCAATCCGAATATGGGACGGTCGGTGCGCAGGGACTGGCTGGAGCGCAAGCTCCTCAAGATCCAGAGCGGTGAAGACGAGGAAGGCGACACCTACCAGAGTTTCCTGGCCAAGCATCTCAATGTCGAGATCGGCATGCGCCAGCGTGGCAACCGCTGGCCTGGTGCGAACTACTGGGAGCGAGCCGGCGACCCTGAATTGATTCATCTGGATCATTTCGCGGCACTGGATAGGTTTCTGCACCGCTGCGAGGTCGTCGTTGTCGGCGTTGACGGCGGCGGTCTGGATGATCTCTTCGGTTTGACGCTCGTCGGCCGTGAGCCGGAGGAGATTGAAGTTCCCGCATTGGTGAACGGTCGGGAATCGATCGTTAGAATGAAACGGTGGCTCACCTGGTCGCATGCGTGGTGCCATCGGGATGTGCTGAAGCGCCGGAAAAAGATCGCGCCGACGCTTCTGGATTTCGACAAGGCCGGTCATCTGACGATCGTAGACGCCGCACTTGAAGATTTGGCTTCAATCGTCGACATCATCGCGACCGTGAAGGCTTCAGGCCGATTGTCATCTGTGGCTGTGGACCCGGCTGGCTTGGGCGAGTTCGTTGATGCCTTGGCCTCCCCGGAGGTCGACATCACGCAGGAAAACGGCCTGCTCGTCGGTGTGCCTCAGGGCTATGCGCTGATGAATGCCATCAAAACGGCGGAGCGGCGCCTTTCAAACGGCATGCTCCGCCATTCTGGCGGGCCTCTGATGGCCTGGTGTGTGGCCAATCTGAAGATTGAGCCGACCGCAACCGCCATACGTGCGACGAAGCAGACGGCCGGTGACGCAAAGATCGACCCAGCCATGGCGCTCTTCGATGCCGTGACAATGATGGTGAAGAATCCCGAAGCGTTTACGAACCCTGTTTCCCCCTGGGACGATCCTGACTTCTCGCTAATGGAACCTGCATGAAGATCGCTGGCTTTGAAATCGGCCGGGCCCGCGCAGAGCGCCGGTCGGCCGACTCGCCTGAGAATCCAACCGTGCCGGTGTCGGCCGAGAACTTCCTGGCCTTCTTCGGTGTCCAGTCGGCCAACCTGCCGAACGTTACGATCGACAGCGCACTGACTGTGCCCGCGGTCGCCTGCGCGGTTGCCTTTCTGTCGCGCACGCTGGCGACGGTTCCGCTTCACGGATATCGAGAGACGAAGGAGGGGCCGGTCCGGATGACCGGCAAGACGGCCGTCACCATCCATGACGCCCCGAACGATCTGATGGGGTCGTTCAAGTTCCGGCAGTATTTCTGGCAGTGCGTTTTCACCGGCGGCCGAGGCCTTGCATGGATAGAGCGCAACGGTCCCCATATCGAAGCGCTCTGGCCGATGGACCCCCGTAAGGTGACGATCAGGCGGGCGGGCTTCGATCTGATCTACCGCTTCGACAACAAGGAATATCCCGCCGCTGACGTGATCGACATCCCCTTCATGCTGAAGGAAGATCAGATTTCGCATCGCGGCCCGGTCCAGCTTGCATCGAAGGCGATCCAACTCGCGCTCGCCATGAACGACTATGGCGCGAACCTCTTCGCCGGCGGTGGCGTACCCCCTCTAGCACTTGTCGGCCCGCTGCCCACTGGCAACGGCCTGAAGCGGGCCATGGCCGACGTCTGGCAGGCAATCAAGGCCGCGAAGGAAAGCGACAAGCCGATCTTTCCCATGCCTCCCGGGCACGAACTGAGGCCGGTCGGGTTTGACCCGGAAAAGGGGCAGATGACGGAAGCCCGGCTGTTTCAGGTGCAGGAGATCGCCAGGGCCTACCAGATGCCGCCCGCCTTCCTGCAGGACCTGTCGCGCGGCACTTTCTCGAACGTGGAGCAGCAGGACCTCAACCTCGTCAAGCATCTGATCAGCCAGTGGGCCAAAGCGTATGAGGACGAGCTGAACCTGAAGCTGTTCGGCCGCTTCAAGAACGGCCGCTATGTCGAGCATAACCTCGACGGGCTCCAGCGCGGCGACTTCAAGAGCCGCGTCGAAGGCATAGCCCGCGCCATCCAGACAGGCCAGATGACGCCGAACGAAGGGCGGGCCCTGGAGAACAGGCCTCGCCACGGGAACCAGGCAGCGGATGAACTGCTGGTCCAGGGTGCCACCGTAGTGCTGGGGCAGCAACAACCTGGCATGGGACACAAAGGCGGCCCGCCGCTCGAAGACGGAGACGGAAATGTCGGATCGTGAAATCCGCATACTCGCAGATTTGAACGTCGAAGAACGTGCGGACGGCGATGCCGCGCCCATGATCGTCGGCTATGCCGCCATCTTCGACACACCGACGGATATCGGCGGGTATTTCCGCGAACAGGTTCGTCGTGGCGCTTTCGGCCCTGCGCTCGCCAATTCCGATGTCCACGCCCTGTTCAACCACGACGAAAGCGTCGTGCTCGGCCGCAAGAAGGCCGGCACGTTGCGGCTCTCCGAGGATGTAAAAGGCCTGCGCGTCGAGATCGACCCTCCGGATACCCAGGATGCACGCGACCTTATGGCCAAGATGAAGCGCGGCGACATCGACCAGATGTCTTTCGCGTTCTCCATGCGGGGCGGGAAAGAGGAATGGGACGAAACGGGAGAATTGCCGCTGCGCACCATCGTGCAGGTCGGTGAACTCTACGATGTGTCCATCGTCACCCGAGGCGCCTATCCGACAACCGAGGTCGGCGTCCGCTGCCTGGAAGAGGCGCGTAAGGATCGCCGCCAGCAGAATTTCGCCGCGGCCAGCCAGCGCATCGCCGAGCGCAAGGCAAGGGCCGAACAGCGCTTTCGCAACATCGCATAGTCATAGGCTTCACCCGGGTCACCCGGAGGTAGGTCAGGCAAGCATCCCGCTTCCTGCCGATGCGCCCGCTTTTGCGGGCCCTCACACATGGTCGCTGAAAGGAACACCCCATGACCATCAAGGAACTGATCGAGAAGCGGGAAAAGCTTGTTGCTGACGCCCGCGCGGCTCTCGATGACATCACCAGGAATACGGACGAGGCTCGCGCTGCCGAACTCGAAAGGCGCCATGACGACATCATGGCCGAATTCGACAGGGTGGACGCGCAGATCGCCCGCGAGCAGCGCATGGCCGCGGCACAGAAGCGTATCGACGATGCCGCCGCCGAGGAACGCGCCCGGCAGCGCCCCGTCTCGGGGGAGCAGACCGAAGGCCGCGGTCAGGACGATGGCGAGGAACTGTCCTATCGGCAGGTCTTCTACAGGTTCCTGTCCTGCGGCGCCGACCTTGGCGAACTGTCCGCCGAGGAGCGCGCCATCCTGAAGCGCGGCGTCGAGGTCAAGGCCGAATTCCGGGCCCAGACCACGAGTGGCGGCGCCGGCACGGCCGGCGGCTACACGGTGCCGACCGAACTGAGCGACCAGTTGATCCGCTCGATGAAGATGTGGGGGCCGATGTACGATGAGGACATCTGCACCGTCATCACCACGACGGCGGGCAATCCGATCATCCTGCCGACCGTGGACGATACCGGCGTCACGGCGGAGCAGCATACGGAAGGAACCGCACTGACCGACGACGGCGGCAAGGACGTGACCTTCGGCAAGAAGCAGCTCGAAGCTTATGCATACGATACCGAGTTCGTGCGCTTCTCGTTCGAACTGGCGGCGGACTCCATCTTCAACATGGAGCAGCTCCTCGGCTCCCTGCTCGGCGAACGCCTCGGCCGCATCGCCAATCTCCAGCTCACCACCGGAGACGGCACGGGCGATCCGAACGGCATCGTAACCGCGTCCACCAAGGGCAAGGATGCCGCCGCAGCTGGTGCCGTGACCTATGACGAGATTGTCGATCTCGTGCATTCTGTCGATCCGGCCTATCGTCAGTCGCCGAAGGTCCGTTTCATGTTCAACGACCTCACCCTGGCGGCGCTGCGGAAGCTGAAGGACGGCGACGGCCGCTATATCTGGACCTCCGGCGACGTCCAGAACGGCGTGCCGGGCACGATCCTCGGCTATCGCTATTCGATCAACCAGGCGATGGATGGCATCGCCGCCGGCAAGAAGTCGATGCTGTTCGGTGACCTCGGCAAGTATTTCGTGCGCAAGGTTGGATCGCCGGTCATCGGCGTGCTGCGCGAGCGGTTCTGGCCCGATCTCGGCATCGCCGGCCTGATCCGCCTCGACGGCGAACTCGGTGATACTGCGGCGGTCAAGCACCTGCTGCAGCCTTAAGGTTGCGCTTTCGCGGGCGAGGCTCCGTGTCTCGCCCGTATCCCATCCATTCCAGCCATGGAGGTCGGCATGTACGCGACCAAAGTTTATCGCGCCGTCGGAGGCAACGAGCTTGTCGTCGAGAACGGCGGCAAAATCACGCTCAAGCCGGGCAGCACCCTGGAGAATACCGGCGACTTTTTCACCTCTGTCACATTTGACGCCGACTATTTCGCAGTGAGCGATGGGGAGGTCACGCTGAAAGTGGAAGTCGCCGCCTTGCTGACAACCATCGAGAACATTCCTACCGCCGATCCCGAGGTCTCAGGTCAGGTCTGGAATGACGGCGGCGTACTCAAGGTGTCGGCGGGCGCGTGATGTTGATCCGGCTGCTGGTCGGGCTTTCCGGCCCGGCCTATTCGCTCGGGCCCGGCGATGAGCGGGAATTCCCGCAGGGCGAGGCAATCCGGCTTATTCAGGCCGGCTATGCCGTGCCCGTCGCCGGGGATGCGGTCGAGCGGGCTATCGATCCCGGCCCGCCTGAAGCGCGCGGCATGGCGGAAACCGGGAAACGTCGGCACGGCCGGCCGAGAAAGCACTGATCCATGGACGCGCGCCTCGAAATCATCACTCCTGCTGTCGACATCATACTCGCGTCCATCGCGGACCTGCGGGCTGCGGCCGGCCTGTCGCGTAGTGACGCCAGCCGTGATGAGGAGCTGACGGCGCTGGGCAAGCGCATTTCCGCCGAGATCGTCGATGCTTGCGGCATCGCCGTGGGCAAGGGGGCCGAGCCGACCCTGCGAAAGGAGCGGGTGCGGGAGACGTTCCGTTGCTCCGGCACCGAAGTCCTGGTCCTGGCGCGCCGGCACAATGTCGAGATCGTCACCGTGACCGAGAATGGCGCG